GGTCATACCAAATATTGGTAAAAGTCGCCGTGGCCGTCTCCAGGTTCGACATCAGGATACCGTTGTGGACCGCGTCAAACGCCATGTGAGTATCGTCACCACCCCACTGGATAGGCCCCCTCGTGGGAATCTTGTCGCGGCTCACGGGAGTAGGGATATCCCCGCACCCGCTTGGCATCATGTAGAGGCCCACATGTGACAAAAAGTATGTCGCATCCTTATCGGTTTTAGTGTGGGCATAAGGGCCGACAATCCCTACGTCATCAGAGAGCCTCTCGATATAACCGCCTTGCATGGGATCACCACGCATAATCCAAAGGGAATCCTCGGCCCCAAATAACAGGCAGGACTTATTGTGTGCGAGGAGAGCCGTAAGGGGCTCTCCGATTAGCCCAGCCTGAAAGAGGTTTCCGGCCACCGGACTCCCCAGGTCCTCGCTCCCGTAGAGGAAGTCGTAGGCACTTCCATTCCTGGACATATACCAGACATGAGGCTGCACCTGATCGTTACCCATGACAATGCGATCTTGCCAAGTGGTGATCATCTTGCAGCCATGCGGTACCACCCCCTTTGCATCAGTCGCGTCCCATCTCGCCAAGGTGCCAGCCTCTAAGTCGAGAACCTTGGCAGAACGAGGTATGGCCCACGCAGTAGACGCAGATCCTTTCTCGCTAGGGAGAGCATCACCGTTCAATTCCCTGACAGTAAGACTGTCATTTGTCACCGCAGTTATCGCATAAACCCCAGCAGAGTCGCCTTCGACCACAGTAAGCACGCGGTTGTCGGCATAAGAGGCAGCCCACTCCTGATTGTCTGGTATCACAAACGTGTCTACGAGTTCCGCAGTTGTAGGGTCATCAATGATATAGTATCTCAACCCCGTCTCATCTGATAAAGTTGTAGGAAGTGTCAGTTCCGTCGCAGTTCGTGCTGCAATTTTGTAAACACCCTTGCTGTTTCCGCTAGTGATGACAAGAAGGTCATCTGGTGAACAGACCGTCGTCCAGTCAAGTCCGACATCGTCAAACTGAGTCCCACTGGTCTTTATCTCACCACTAATACTAAACCTATTCTTCAACCCAAATACGCCACCAGTACCGCTGGTCTTAGAGTCAGGCGTATCCCAGTCCGCGATGAATAGCTTGTTCCCGAACGGAGAAGCCTGGACAGGATTTGCGGAACTAATCGCTAAGTCAGAAGATATTGCCGTCCAACCACCAGCGGCTGTAGCCAGCTTGTACAGAGTTCCCCCCGCACCCGCCACAAGGTAGCGGGTCGTCTCGGAGGCCGTGGCGTAGTTCACCTCGGCCAATAGCCGAACACTCTCCGCAGAGCCTACGGTGGTCGTTCCCCCGGTAGCAAAATTGCGCACCGAGGGCCGTGTACTCAGCCGGTCGCGGTAAGCCGAATCCTTGGGCCAGCAGTTGTAGCCATCGAACAGAGTGTAAGGAGGCTGCGATTGGTAAGCCGTAGACTCGACTACGCCGCCTAGTGGCGGCGATATTGTCAAGAATTGGGGCTTAGGCATTATGCAGTAACAGCCCCATTGGAGGCGAGGGTATACCAGTCCTTGACAGCGTTAACTTCCAGGACAATAAGGCGTATCCAGTCTGTGGCAGTGTCCATTTGGATGGAGGTAGTGTCCGACGCCCCGACCTTGCCATCGTAAGCAACATCCAGGGTGCCACCAGTCCCAGCCGTCACCAATGTCACCTCCACGCCCTCTGGAATAGTGAGTGGAGACTGGAGAGTGCGAGCTACACCATTATCGGAATCGACATGGCAGATGCCGCCTGAGATGTCGACTTTGATCGTCCCCGCAGAACCAGGATCGTTGATGATGTTACTGGCAGACATTGCCGAGTTATACAGGTCTGTGTTAATTCTATGGCCGGTTGCCATGTCTCTGCTCCTATACGATTGAAGATTCATGTCCCTCATAGAGCGCTATCTCCTGTGCGAGCGAACCTCGCACTGACAGGCCTGAGGAACCGGGGAACTGCATTACACCCAAGGTCTCGGGCGCACCTTGCCGTTGATCGTAGGCGATGGACATTTGTAGACATTCTTGGAATCGAGAACCATACGACACTGACGTATTATCCCAGAGACGAGTCTCCGCCTCAGAGAGGACGGAATACAGGATAGTATTGCCATGCTGGGCACCACCAAGGGGATACTTGTTTACTGCATCAAGGTCGTTCGGGACAACACGGTAGTTACCCGTGAGATCCATGGCAGACGACGAGGCGGGCCAAGTATGCAACTCCCACTGTTGCCCCAGGGTTGCTGTGAATGACTTGGGGATTACAGAGGCCTTAACAATCTCGGTGGCGTTGTCCAGGACATTTGTCATGTACAGAGCGCGTATCGTGTAATCATCTACCATCTCGACAGGACGATAGTAGTCAGACTGGTTGGGGGCGTAGGTCAGTGGGCCAATAAAACCACCGAAGCCGGAGGGGAGTGTGTACTTGTATCTAGTGAGAGAGTAGCTACTGCCCGCACCGACAGACAGCGAAGTGTCAGCAATAGTGAGGTGCGTAGAATCGGTGTAAGCAGTCACCTCGTACCGCTTGCCACTAACCACCAGCCAGTAGTCGGCAGAGGCGGTTGGAAAATTTGGAGTTCCAGACCCAGTAACTGTCCCGCTGGCCACTGCAATCGTCCCAGTGGAATGAGGAGCCGAAGTCGTGACCGTGTACCTCGGCTTCAAAAACGACCAGTCATAGACCCCGTAAAACTTGCGGAGCCCAGACGCCAACACCAACGCAAAATCGCTGTCCTGAATGGTAGTCCAATCGTCGGGATCTCTACCCCAACCAAGCATCAACCCAACACCCTTCTGGATGTCTGTATATTCAACTGACAGATCTGCCACTAGATTACCTGCGCGACGTTAGGGTTAGGTGGGTCAAGCGAAGGCACATGCGCATTCTTCGGTGAGATTATACGGACGCCCGCCTCGCCAAAGTTGACCTTGAACATGCCGTTCTTAGTCTTCTGAATAAAGTGGCCCGTCATAATTCCCTCGCTCGGAGACTCGTAGGTTATAGGGTGACCCTGACTAACGTCAGCGTCTTCCTTGGCGACCTTTTCCTCGGGCCGCTCGGGTAACACCACGCGGGGACCACTGTGAGTCCGAGGGGTTAGGTACTCGGGAGCTGCGTCTACGCAGATGTTCATCAGGATTGGGACGGGCAGGTTTCCAACCTGGAGCAACCGGCTCCAGGCCTTCTGGTACCGACCATAAAGCTCTTCCACTTCCTTTGGTATCTTCCCTGAGTTTTCGCACTGGAGGATTTTTACCACATGGTCCTGATCGACATCGGTCATAAAAGCCATAGTTGCTCCCTTTGGTTAATGTCCCACGGCAACCGCCCTCGCCCCCAACCAGTAGGGAGCGGGAAAGGGGCAAGGAGCGGCAACCGTTGAGACGGTTCTAGGCGCTACCAACGCGAACTAAATCTTCTTGCTGGTAACATTTAATCCAATCCACTGTGGTGAGCTTGTTATCCTCGGTTGCACCGAGAACCTTCGCCAACGAAGGAGTCATCAGAGTGGTAGGAAAGGTTGTCAACTTCGCGGACGAATACCGTGTGCCGTTAACAAACGGCACAACACTGCCAGTACCCGAGACCACAAATTCGAGCTTGATAAACTGGTCAGCTACAGCATCAACACCAGTATCGGTATTAGTTGCACCAGTCGCAGTTAGCTCGACATTAGCCCCATTGAACCAAAATCCAATGTGACTAGTAACGTCCAATACAGAGGAACCATCGGTTAAGGCGGTATCCTCTGTCGCAAGACCAACAAACAGCTTGCCGGTGACAACATCAGTCTTGAACAGCGCCCCAAAATAAATTGAAGCACCAGCCGTAGGCTGAAACGCAGCACCATCAATCTGAACTTCTGCGACTTCGGTGGCTATGCCGCTGGTCCCGGTGTCAAGGACAGCCAAGCCGCCCTTGCCGCCTGCCGCCGCAAACGTAAAGGCTGCCGAAGAAGTCTCTGTCGCAGTCAGAATCCAGTTAGGAGTGCCGCCGCCGATAAAATCTTCCTCAATGCCCCAACCGCCAACACCCTGCATGATCGCAGGCAGTTTGATTGCCCCAATGGCTTCAGAGGTTGGGTTCCTGTCCGTTCTAAGGCCAGGGTGTGTAACTATCTTAGACATGTTTTACCCCTTTCTTAGTTTAGACTTCGGTACCAACGAACATCGCTCGTCGGTTGAAGCAGATGAAGTTGCCCCAGGAATCCATATAGACCTTCCGAACGCTCGGTTGGCTTTCCGGGGTAATCGGCGCGTGCATCTTTCTGTCCGCACCTTGCTTATAGAAGTACTTCAAGACGCTCCAATCAATACCGTAGATCGGGTTGTCGTTGGCGACAACAGAGCTACTGCTGTTGGTTAGAGCTGGCACCCATGTCACTGGGATGCCCTTGAAGAGGGCGGTGTCGCGGTACTTTCCAACATCGTTACCCAGCGAATCATTGGATGCGGTCATAAGCTTATGAAGCGCTTCCAGGACAGGGTAGGTCGTATAGAAAGTGTACCGAGGCTTGCCACCCGAAATGTCCGCGTAGGAACGCGGCGCTTTAAAGTAGCACTTGTGGCAGGCTTCGCTCCACTTACTTAAAGCGTCGTCCTGCGACATAGCGTCGTAACGAAAAGTACCGTTCTGCCAATTAGGGTAGAGGGCACTGTCAAGACCACCGGCCCCGCTCGTGAATCCAGAAGGATTGCCACCGTTGAAACCAAATGGCTTCAAGGTGTCTTCCTTAACGACCCAGTACGGAATGCCAGCGGGCACTTTGGGATCTTGCGTTGGGCCGCTAGGTGCGCCCCACAAGGCCTCTTCCATGCCCTCAAAATAGTCATTGTACATACTGTGTTGACGAACATTTATGGTTCGCAGTATGGTCTCAGGACCAGACTGAAAATCATTCTCATATATGTCGTAAATCCAGTGCACACGATTCATCGACCAGTCAATGGTCGATGTCTTAACGTGGTCGACAACCTTAGCGTCAGCTACGCCGTACAGGCCCGTATATTCAAACGTGCCTGTATTCCGTACCTGAATCTGTTCCTGGAGGTATTGGCCTCCGCGAACAGGTACCTTGCCGCCTTCAAAAGTTCTACTGGCAAAGATGTAGTCTTGTTGGTCAAGACTGATATCCTTCCAGCGGTTCTTATAGAAGAACGGCTGAGTATTCGCTACAAAGTCATCGAGTTGGTTTGGCTGCAACGCCATTTACAACTCCTTTGCAGTTAAGCGTTAGGTCTCATCCTCAAGGCGCTTATACAAATCGAGGAAGGCCTGATTTTCTTCCAGGGGTCCGCTATGCTGCATCGCCATGTCGGTCACAGACTTGTCAGTCCCTCGACTCGGAGTGCCGAGTCTCCGAGATCGCGGACGACTCTTAGTCGCCCGCCCTAACGCGCGTTCTTTACCTAGTTCAGTTTTGAAAGCCAGAAACATTGCACGTTCCATGAGTTGATCCTCGGAAGGTAACTCCACGCCACGCGCACGCATGCCCGCCACAAGATAGTCAGCCTGCTCCAGAACTTGAAGCCGGTTCTTTTCCTGTGTCGGGGTAAGGCTATCGCCACTGCCAAATAACTTCGACTCTTCCTTGTCAATGACAGAGTTAAGTCGACCCATGACTTCACCGTAATTCTCCCTGGACCTTTGTTCAGACAGACCCAGGATTGCATCCTGCATCTGTATGACCTGCTCGGCGAGAATTTGGGTGTTCTTGTCGAGACCCTTAAGATTCTTGGGAAGATCATCATCCTCATCCCAGTTATCTAGCGACAAGTCCGCCCAGGTTTTTTCCACGGGGGGGTTGGGAGCCGCCTGTTGCGGCTCCGCCGGTGCCTGCTGGACCTGCTCCTCGTACTGCCCCTGATCATAGTTCATGAACGACTGAGCGTCGGCCACGAACGATTGATCAAGGAGAGCCAGAGCAGATTTTGCATCTTCAACAGACGTAAATCGACCGGCCAGTGCTTCGGCAGGGACGCCGTACAGACCAGCCAGATCAGTGAGCTGTTGGGTTAAATCATCAACAGCGGGGGTATCCGCAGCCACCGCTTCGGCCACGGGTGTTTCTTCTTCTTTTGTATCGGGTAGCTCCCTGGACGGCTCGCCGTCTTCCAGAGCAGTCTCAACGGGATCTTCTACGGGAGAAGCCTCCAGGCTTACCTCGGGCTCCTGGGAGGTTTCCTCCTCCACGCCCTCGAACTCTTTTACGAGATCCCGCATACCACCATCATCCAAAATATCTTCGTCAGCCATAACTTAGCTCCCTATTCTCCCGGAAACGCCCAGGCACGCAAACACCAGCCTATGACCACTCCAAATGTCGAACCCATGATGGTCCAAGTCAGGTGGTAAGTCTTCCATAACAACTGAACTTTTGTGTCGATCCCCATCTCGCCGTTGCCCTTTAACATTCGATTTATAGTCGAGAGATCCGACTGTATCTCGTCGAGCTGGCGATGGAGATGCCGCAACTCAACAGTGATCGCCGTACCCGCCGTCGAGGTCCTTGAATCCTCGGAGTTTGAGTTCCTCGTTCCGGGCCGATCTGGACTCGATTTCGCAGGTCCCATCTTTTAAATACCTCACGCCCCTTGCGGCCTGACTGTTAAACTCCTCGACCTGCTCAATATGGCAGGCCAGGGCCTGCGACTTCAGTGGTCTTGTGTACGCTGTGGAGATGGCGGCGATGCCGCCAACCGGGGCATCCTCTGGTTCGTTGTCGTCATCCCAGACGATCTCGCATTTTACCGGGTCATAGCGACCCACAAACTTATTAGGCATTTTCTCGCGAGGACGCCAGCTGCCCAGGCTGCTGGTTATTTCCCCTACCCATCTCTTGTATCGCGGACTGCATGCGAGAGTTAGAGTTACCACCCATGCTTACGTTCTTGCGGATGTATTCCTTCGGAACACCAGGAGCGGAAGCAGGTGTACGCATCCCATCCTTGTCTGATTGCATCTGTGTCGGGTCTGGTTCTGCAAACGTAAACAGCTCACTCAGCCTCGGTAAATCCTGAAGCTCCGCTTCCATTTCCAGATACCGCTGAATATTGAACTGCCCGCCCTGCCCCTCGATCAGGGGCATCATGGGCATGATTGCCTGGGTGAGCGTTTCGCGCAGAGCACTCAGCCTCTCAGCCGGACTTCGGTACTCCATCGAATAAGGATCAACGCGAATCTGATAGTCCAGGAAGTTGCCCTCGCGGGGCAAGAACTCCTCCGGGTACCAGGAGGCGTCTATCTCAATGTCCGTTTTGGGTACTGTCTGAGAGCCGGGTATCACCAGAAC